ATAGATCTAACCAGTACGCTTGAAGATAGCAAAATCTTCACGAAGAAAGATATGATCCCAACTAGCGTTCCAATGATTAACGTTGCGCTTTCGGGATCAGTTGATGGTGGTATGACTCCAGGTCTTACCATGTTGGCTGGACCATCAAAACACTTCAAAACTGGCTTTGCGCTTCTACTCGCATCCGCCTTCATTAAAAAGTATCCAGAAGGTATAATCCTTTTCTATGATTCGGAGTTTGGTACTCCGCAAAGTTACTTTGATACATTTAGTATCCCGCTTGATTCGGTTGTTCACACGCCAATTACTGATGTTGAAGAACTCAAGTTTGATATCATGAAACAACTTAAAGAAATAACAAGAGAAGATCGTATTCTTATTATTATTGACTCTATTGGTAACTTGGCTTCGAAGAAAGAAGTTGAAGACGCTTTGAATGAAAAGAGTGTTGCGGACATGAGCCGCGCGAAACAGCTGAAGTCTCTGTTCCGTATGGTAACGCCTCACCTTTCTTTAAAAGATATTCCTATGGTTGCGATTAACCATACGTATATGGAAATTGGTATGTTCCCAAAAGCTATTGTTGGTGGTGGTACAGGTTCATATTACTCGGCGGATAATATCTGGATTCTTGGTCGTCAACAAGACAAAGATGGAACTGAGATCTCGGGTTATCACTTTGTTATTAATGTTGAAAAGTCGCGCCATGTTAAAGAAAAGAGCAAGATTCCGATTACTGTTTCTTTTGAAGGCGGTATTAATCGTTGGTCTGGTCTACTTGACATTGCTCTCGAACTTAATTATCTTCATAAGCCAAAGGTTGGATGGTATTGCCGAATCGACAAAGAAACTGGAGAAGTTATCGGTAAAAACTACAGGGCTTCTGAGATTGATAATAATAAGCAATTCTGGACTGATATTTTTACGCAAACTGATTTTGCTTCCGCGATTCAAAAGAAATACAAGATGGCCACTGGAAGCATTATGGAAGACAAAGAAGAACAGCTTTCCGATTGACTACCGCTTAAATCTAGGTTATAATAGTATTAAACAGGGGACGCGGTTTGCCGCGCTCCCATTAAATCCTACACCGAGGTGCATATGATTGAGAACCTAATTTTCAGTAATCTAGTCAATAATGAAGAATATGGCCGAAAGGTAATTCCGTTTTTAAAAGAAGAATACTTCACTAGCTATTCAGACAAGATACTATTCAATCTTATCTGGGACTATATGAAGGAATACAATACTTTCCCGTCAAAAGAAGCTTTGGGGATTGATCTTTCTAATAAAGAAGGTATCAACCAACAAACGTTTACTGATTGTAAAGAAACTATCGGAAGTATTGAATTTGATCCTTCGACTAAGCTTGATTGGTTGCTTGATAAAACCGAGCAGTTCTGTCAGGAAAAAGCGGTTTACAATGCGATCATGAAGTCAATTGAGATTATTGACAATAAGAATAATCAGACTTCAAAAGGCGCCATCCCTCAGATCCTCACCGATGCGCTTGGCGTTTCGTTTGATTCGCATATTGGTCACGACTTTCTTGATGATGCAGAATCTCGTTATGAGTTCTATCATACTCGTGAAGTTCGTATCCCTTTCGATCTTCATTATATGAATGCAATCACTCAGGGCGGTATACCTAGAAAAACGCTTAACGTTATTCTTGCGGGTACTGGTGTTGGTAAATCTCTTGCTATGTGTCATATGGCGGCTGCTAATATGGCGGCTGGTTTTAATGTTCTATACATTACTCTTGAAATGGCCGAAGAAAGAATCGCTGAACGTATCGACGCTAATCTTTTGGATGTAACAATTGATGATCTTAAACTTTTACCCAGAGATTCTTACAACAAAAAGATTGAGAAACTTCGTAATAAGGTGAAAGGTAAACTGAAGATTAAGGAATATCCGACCGCGACTGCAGGTTCTGCCAATTTCAGACACTTGCTCAATGAATTAAAGATTAAGAAAAACTTTATCCCAGATATTATCTACATCGACTATTTGAATATCTGTATATCATCAAGGATTAAAAATGGAGCCAACGTCAATTCTTATACCATTGTCAAAGCAATCGCCGAAGAACTCCGAGGGCTTGCAGTGGAAAACAATGTTCCTATCGTCACTGCGACTCAAACGACTCGAGGAGGATATTCGAACAGCGACGTGGGATTGGAGGATACATCAGAATCCTTTGGACTCCCAGCCACAGCTGATTTTATGTTTGCACTCATTACCTCAGAGGAACTGGAAGAGCTGGGTCAAATTATGGTTAAGCAGCTTAAGAATAGATACTCTGATCCTGGGGTTAATCGTAGGTTTGTTATTGGGGTTGATCGTTCCCGTATGAGATTGTTTGATGCGGAAGATTCCGCGCAAAAAGATATTATGGATGGGCCAGTGATGGAGAAAAGTAGATTTGTAGAACGCGAGAACGAAACATACGGCAATAAACCTAAACTTGATAAAGAGAAATTTGAAGGGTTCAAGTAAATGCTTACATATTCTATGAAAACAACTGACAAAGGCAACTTCCTTATTGAGAAAGAAACCAATCTCGAGATTCCGATTAACAAAGACCCAAAAACTGCTAAAGGAATCATGAGAAATGTTAATATGGGTGGTGGTTTTGATGGACATACTCCAACTTTTTTTACTTGGAAGGGGTTGGAAACTAATTAGTTTGACTAAATACAGTCATGAGTAGAACATGTAAGACTGCAAAATGTCTAGAGGCAAGAGGCTTGAGAGAGTCAACGGAATAGTCGGGAGAAATCGGTGGGGTTCCGCCCGACCATGTTTTTTTGATAGGGCGAGTCTGTAAAGGCTCGCCTTTCGTTTTTCGTTTTTCGCTTTTCGTTTTTTATAAATATATCTAAAAGGGGTTGTGTATGATTCGATTTAGTAATTTTTTATCAGAAGAAGATAATGCGAGAAAAACAAAGCATTATTTTGATATTGATGAGACATTGTTCGCCCATGACCATAGTAAACTAAGGGTTCATGTAAAAGACCCATCTGGTAATCGAGTAAGAACTCTTACCAACCAAGAATTTAACTCATACCAGCTACCTGAAAATCACAACTACGATTTTAGTGAATTTAGAAGCTCCGATGTATTCGGACAATCTGCCAGCCCAATTCGTTCTATGATTGCTAAGATGAAGGCAATCAAGAACAACGGCGGAAACGTAGAGATGTTGACGGCTCGAGCTGATCTTGATGACAAAAATAAGTTTGCAGGCCATATGAAGAAATATGGTATTGATATCACCCCAGGATCAGGCATTCACGTTCGTCGAGCAGGTAACGCGCCTGGTAAGCCAGCTGATACCAAAGCCGCCCATGTATCAGACGCTATTCAAAAAGAAGGATTGTCCGAGGTTCATCTTTACGATGATTCAATCGACAACATTAATGGATTGTTAAAGCTGAAGAGTAAACATCCAGATGTCACATTCCACGGCCATCATGTTCAGCACGATCCTGAAACTGGCGGGGTAAATATAACTAGATATTCCGCTGGTCCAGGAATAAAAAAGGAGAATGAATGATGATGAAATTCAGCGATTTTATGTTATTGGAATCCGAAAACGAATACAAGTTCAAGGCTATGAGAGGGTCTTTAACTGGCGCGGATTCTTATAAAACAATTAGCCATCTTAAAAGATATTTGATGCCGTTTTTGTCCAAAGAACAAGCTGCAGAAACTGTTAAGAATATGGGTAAACAGATATTTGATCCAGAAAAAACTATTGATGAACATCAACCCGTGCAAGATTTAGAAAACAGAGATCACACTCATCTTCTAGCTAAAAATCACGAAGGATTAAAACCTGGAACTCCAATAAAAGTTTTAGGCGCGTATGAAAATGAAGGTAGAATCATGGTTAAAACTAAAGACCATGGCGATATCCCTATGACAAAATTAGATGTTCCTATGGACATCAGAAAATCTAGATCTGTAAAAAAAGCTTGGAACGTCGAAAATAAAATAGCGGAAAGATTTGGAGTAAAGGCTGCTGGGTCAAGTAAACTTTTTCACGATTTTTCTTTTCCGCCACAAAAACCTGGCGAGAAAGTTAGTAAAAATAAAAAATTAAAAGGTGTTGTAAAGGTTGTTGATGAACCAGAAGAAAAAAATCCATTCGAGCTAAAAGGCGAAACCAAAGGCGACAATGGTGTTATGGGTAATGCGAAATATTCTTTTGATTCTGAAAAAGGATGGAAAGTTTCGCATTCGAATGAGAATTTAGCAAATGTTATGGCATCAGCAACAGTAAATAACGAACTTACTGGTGGAAAAGATATGAATGTTATAGATTATTTAAATAAACATCATTCCGATGGTGTCATACAAAAAAGAATAAAAGCTAAAGCAGCCGCAGGAACCTCTAAAGCGTATTTTGAATCTATCGGAAATAATGCTGTTCACATACATGATATGAAAAAAGACGTAGGAACAACGTTCACCGTTGGAGATGAATTGAGAGGGATGACACATTTAAGTCATTTAGACGATGATGATGTAAATTTATTAGATGGTGATATTGATATTGGAAGAACTATCAATGGAAACAGTTTAGGTTTTCATAGGCCACACAGACAAAATATGAGAAATCTTGCAGAATTAGCATCAAAAGATCCAGACAGGCATGCTTCTGTTGAAGAAGAAAGTCATGCGAATAGGGTGATGGAAGCTATAAACAATCTCAACAAACAAAAAAGATCCGAAATAGAAACGGTTTCGTCACAACAACCTCAAAAAAGAACTTTAGACCACGAAGCTACGTTTGCGGGTAAAAGTTACCACAGCCCTGATGAACAAAAACAATTATCCGAAGGTCCAAACTAATGAAAGACTTAACCGAATATTTCATTCAACAGCTTAATGAAGCGGCTGAAACAAACAAACAGAAACATCTCGAACACCCTGAAGATTTAGCATACGACGGTCATGAAGGCGTAGGGTTAGCCGACCAACATTTAAGAATGATGCATAATCATTTGGTTGGCCGTAAAAGAGACACTCCAGATCGTGTTGAAACAAAAGTCGACGGCGCTCCAGCGTTTCATATCTTTAAAGATAATGAAGGCAGAATTGGTGTTGGCACCAAGTCGATCTTCAACAAAGAACCAAAGCTAAACTTTACTGAAGAAGACATTGATCGTAATCACGGTCATGCTCCAGGATTAGCTGCTGTTTTAAAACAACTACTAACCCACGCCCACAAAATGGTTCCACCTGATAT